GCTGACGGAAGCGGTAACGGCAACAGAAGAACCATTGCAATCGAATGCGTTATGAGTTCTGTTTACAATGATAAGGATAAGAAGTCTGAAGATAACTGTGCAAGACTTGCCGCAGCACTTCTGAAGAAGTATGGTTTTGACATCAATCATCTTTACACCCACACCCATTGGCTGAATGTCCGTGATGGACGAAACGGAACGATTGACCAGTTGAACACCATGTACAATCGGTACAAGATGTGTCCACTCTACATTCTGCCTCACTGGGCAGAGTTTAAGAAAAAGGTACAGGGATATATGAACGCTGGTTCTGCTGTTACTTCTGCACCTGTGGCAAAACAGCTTTACAGGGTAAGAAAGTCCTGGTCTGATGCTAAGTCGCAGATTGGTGCTTTTTCTTCTCTTGAAAATGCGAAGAAAGCCTGCAAGAATGGATATGCTGTTTTTGACAGTAATGGTAAACAGGTATATCCTGCAAAGAAGTCCGTTGATGAGGTTGCCCGTGAAGTCATTCAGGGTAAATGGGGCAATGGAAGTGAACGTAAAAACAGACTGACCGCTGCAGGTTATGACTACAACGAAGTGCAGAAAAAAGTGAATCAGATGATCTGATTTTCCATACATTATTGATTTTGTCCGCAGGTACTCCATTGTGAGTGTCTGCGGACTTTTTTATTTTCCAAAATAAATCCGCTCAAATTACTCTTCAATCTCCAGTGGAAAGTGAAACCATATGAAGTGGAGGTACTTTCATGCAAGAAAAATCAAAATCCATATTCCCTACTGAACTGCAGCAGGATTATAATTACTTTATGGCACAAAAAACAGCTGCTCTTATGCTGTCTGCCGGACTTATTTCCTTGGTGGAATTCAACAAATTAACCCAAATAAACCGTGACATATTCTCACCGTTTCTGGTTGAGATTATGCCTAAAATCACTTGATAAATTATGCGTTTAGAGTTATATATACAATGGTGGAAGGAGGTGAACCAACATGAAAACTGTAACCAAAATCGATAAAGTTCAGCCTTTGAAAACAGAAAAAAAGATACTTCGTGTTGCAGCATATTGTCGTGTTTCTACAGATTCTGATGCTCAGCTGGAAAGTCTTGAAGCACAGAAGAAACACTATGAATCTTACATTACTTCTCACAGGGACTGGGAGCTTGTTGGGATTTATTTTGATGAAGGTATTACCGGAACAAAAGCAGAAAAACGTCTTAGACTGATGCGTTTGATTGCTGATTGCAAGGCTAAAAAAATTGACTTTGTAATTACCAAGTCTATCAGTCGCTTTTCCAGAAATACTACAGACTGTCTGGAAATCGTCAGAACACTTTTGAATTTGAATATCCCGATTTATTTTGAAAAGGAAAATCTGAACACAGGTTCAATGGAAAGCGAACTTTTTCTTTCTATTCTGAGTTCTATGGCAGAAGAGGAATCTACATCTATTTCTGAAAATAACAAGTGGTCTGCAAAGAAACGTTTTGAAAATTGTACTTACAAGCTAAGCTATGCACCTTATGGATATTGTTTAGTAAATGGCAAATTGACAATTGATAAAACGCAAGCAGAAATCGTGAAACGAATTTTTACAGAACTTCTTTCCGGAAAAGGAACTGAAGCAATCGCTAAGATTTTGAATCAGGAACAAATTTCAAGTCAGAAAGGTGGACGCTGGACTTCTGCCAGTATTCGTGGAATCATCGCAAATGAAAAATATACCGGTGACTGCATTTTTCAAAAAACCTACACAGACAGTAATTTTAATCGGCACAAAAATAATGGCACACTTGACCGATATTATATTTCTGAACATCATGAAGCAATTATCAGTCATGATGATTTTAATGCCGCAAATGCTCTGATAGAACAGCGAGCCAATGAAAAAGGAATTGAACGTGGAAGTAAAAAATATCAGCAACGCTATGCTTTTTCTGGTAAAATCATATGCAATAAATGTGGCAATACTTTTCGCAGAAGAATTCACACGAGTACTTATGGAAGCTACACAGCTTGGGTATGCAATACACATTTGGCTAACAGTAAAAAATGTTCAATGCTTTTCATAAAAGACGCTGACATCAAACTTGCCTTTTCCACAATGCTGAACAAGCTGATTTACGGCTATCGATTTGTTTTGAACCCCTATTTAAAGGCTTTACAGGAAAATACCAGTGATGATGTTCTTCTTAAGATTCAACATTTAGAAGCATTGCTGGAACAGAATGCTGAACAACGTGAAACATTGCACAAACTTATGGGACAGGGTTACATTGACCAAGTTCTTTTTGCACAGGAAAACAACACCCTGCTTTCTCAGGCAAATGATTACAGAACTGAAATCGAAGCTTTAAATCGCTCTATAACAGGAGATAGCACAAAGGTTTATGAAACAGAGCGTTTGATTCATTTCTGTAAATATGGTGAAATGTTGCAGGAATATCGTGACGATTTATTTGAATTATTTACTGACCATATTCAGGTTTACAGCCGTCAGAAAGTCGGTTTTACACTTCGATGTGGTCTTACTTTTCAGGAGAAAATTTGATGGGACACACACCTTACGGATATCGAATCGAAAATGGCATTGCAGTAATTGACAAAACCACTGCCAATCAGGTTCAACAGCTTTACAAAAACTATTTATGCGGACTATCCCTTACAAACGCTGCAAAGGAAGCAGGTATTGCGATACTTCATTCTGGTGCAAAGCGAATGTTGCAAAACAAGCACTATCTTGGAGATGATTTCTATCCTGCTATCATCACCCAAGAAACTTTTTATGCTGTTACAGCAGAATTAAACAAACGTTCCGAAAAACTTGGACGTAACAATCGCTATCAAGCACCAATTATAAAAAGACCACCTACAACCTTTCGCATTGATGAAACAACTGAAAAATATGACAATCCAATCAGACAGGCAGTATATTGTTATAGTCTGATAGAAAGCGTGGTAATTGAATGAAAAATGTTATGATCATACCTGCAAAAAAGCAGGTTGGCAATATTGCCAGGCAACAGGAAGAAAAACCAAAACTTCGAGTTGCTGCTTATTGTCGCGTCAGCACAGACACGGAAGAACAGGCAACAAGTTATGAAGCTCAAATTGCTCATTATACAGAATACATTCAAAAAAATCCGGAGTGGGAATTTGCAGGTGTCTATGCTGATGATGGTATTTCAGGCACAAACACAAAAAAACGCAGTGAATTTAATCGCATGATTGAAGATTGTGAAGCCGGAAATATTGATATGATTATTACAAAGTCTATCAGCCGATTCGCAAGAAACACTCTGGACTGCCTAAAATACATCAGACAGCTGAAAGAAAAGAATATTCCCGTATTTTTTGAAAAAGAATCCATCAATACTATGGATGCAAAAGGTGAAGTTTTGATTACAATTATGGCTTCCCTTGCACAACAGGAATCACAGTCTCTCAGCCAGAATGTAAAACTGGGACTTCAATTTCGCTACCAAAACGGACAAGTACAGGTCAATCATAATCATTTTCTTGGATATACCAAAGATGAAAACGGCAATCTGATTATTGACCCAGAGCAGGCTGAAGTGGTAAAACGCATTTACCGTGAATATCTTGAGGGATATTCTATAGATAAAATTGCAAAAGGACTTGAAGCTGACGGAATTCTCACAGGTGCAGGAAAAACAAGATGGTGGTCAAGTACGATTAATAAAATCCTGCGAAATGAAAAATATATCGGTGATGCCTTACTGCAAAAAACTTATACCACTGATTTTCTCAGTAAAACCAGAGTAAAGAATAACGGTATTGTACCCCAATACTATGTGGAAGGAAACCACGAAGCCATCATTCCAAAAGATATCTTCTTACGAGTACAGGACGAACTGGTACGCAGGCGAGTAGTCAAGACCAGCGCCAATGGCAAAAAGCGCAGTTACAGCTGCAACCACTGCTTTGCTCAGATTGTTATTTGCGGTGAGTGTGGTGAAATGTTCCGCAGAATTCACTGGAACAACCGTAGCTGCAAATCCATCGTCTGGCGCTGCCTTAGCAGGCTGGAACCTACCGGTGAAGAATGCCATGCAAGAACCGTCAATGAAACGGTATTAGAAAATGTGGTTGTTCAGGCGATTAACACGCTCCTTGGAGATAAGTCAACCTATCAGGCACAGCTTCAGCAGAATATTGCAAAGGTCATCCGAGAAGCACAGAAAAATACCGCTGACGGAATTGATGAGCAACTTATAGAGTTGCAAAAGGAACTGCTACAAAAGGCTAACAACAAGGAAGCCTACGATGAAATTGCCGACCAAATTTTCAAGCTCCGCGGGCAGCGTGAAAAATGCACTGTTGACACTGCTGCCAGAGACGCACAGATTGCAAGAATCAATGACCTGCAAGATTACATCAAAAAACAGCCTGCCAACCTTACGGAATTCGATGAGACTTTGGTAAAACGGTGGCTTAAGCAAATCACCGTCTGGGAAGAGCATTTCACCGTGGAACTGAAATCGGGATTGAAAATTGATATTGAAGGATAAAAAAGCTCCTCATCACTGAGAATTAACTCGGTGATGAGGAGCTTTTATGTTGCCTATATAAAGCTTCCAATTATTGTCTTTGAATTTTTAACCCCGAGTAATCGGGATAGAAAGTTACAATCAATTACAGAGCTCAACATTAATACTACAAAAGATAAAATAGTTAAGATATTACTAATCATAGACATCCCTCCTCGAATACTTGCTAATGTTATATGTCCTCATTTATACATGTTAGCATACACCATCACTGGTTCCGGAGCAGGACCGTATATTATTATATCATTTTTTCTTCCAATTTTCAATTAGCAACATATACGAAAAAATGGTGTACATATTATCCCATTTTGTTTTCCTACGCAAAATTCTACTAAGCATCTCTATGCCTTCAATCCCATACTTTTGATAAATCATCTGTAAAGTCCATTGGTTAAGTTTATTTTTATTTACATGTAATACTTTTGCGTTAAATAGAGATTCATTATATGCTAATTTTAATAACTCTTTCTCTACCAATTTATCCAAAGGAATCGGACTATAGGTACGTAAGATTCTAACTCCAGGATTATCAATTTCAAGGTTCTTAGTTCCTTGTAAATTTGAGCAAATAAATGTAACATCACAAAATTTTGTTCCAGAAAAGTCAGTACCCTTAAGATTACAATTAAAGAACACTACATTATTTAGCCTTGCGTTCTTAAAGGATGTTCCTTTCATATTACAATTATAATAATTCACTCCTATTATACTCGCATTTCGATAATTACAGTCAGTTATAATAGAAGCTTGAAATTTAACATTGTAAAATCGTGCACCTACATAACAAAGACTATGCATATTAGCTTTATAATTGTATTTGTTAGAAATACCACTCAATTTTTTACAACAATGAGTTAACGTAAAAAATACAGTTTTTCCCATTTTCAGCCGTATAGAGTTCCTTTTCATCATATGTTTTTTTCTCTTCATTTTTCTTTTTTTATTTGCTCTTCCCACTGGTAGTCCCTCCCTCCATTCAACATCTATCCTACAACGCTATATACCCTTTAGGGTTAGGTGTTCAAATTGGTTATCAGATTTTCAGTGATTTTAATTTCTCACGAATTTACAAAATTTTAATAACATCTAATCTACTAACTCAAAATGTGTTATCTAATCTGTTGACTCGACCTTATGCATTTTTTCGGTAGATATGTTTCTACACGATAGATTTTTACTGATTGTATGGATTAGATGTCAAAACATAGATTTCATAAAAGTCCGAAAGCACGGGATTTTCGTGGCATTATTCTTCTTTCCTTGACATCAAAACTACGCACTCAACGTGGATTAAAACGACTACAAGTACGTCATATTGCCTTAATGGTATCTGATAACAGGTCAACAAACTATTTAACGATAACTTTTCCTATCGTTAAATAGTTACAATGAATCATATTAATTATACACTAAACCGCAAATAAAATCAAGTCACAAAAGAAAAATCAGCAGAAACCACTTCCCTGCTGATTTTTATCTTTTATCGTGAAATCTCTATTTCTATCCTTGCTTTAAAACAAACCACGAACTTATCATCATATATTTTTATTTGCTCGATGTATTTCCTAACCATCAACTCATCATATTCGGTCAGCATTTGGTTTGCTGTGTGAAGGAAATCCTCTAATTCAGAAATTCTTTTCTTAACCCCTTCTGTCTCGGCTTTTGCTATCAGAAGTTTCTGCTTTTTATTTTGCAAAATTTCAATTTTATCTGCTAAAGCCGAATAATTTTTCCTTTCGTTAGCAAGTTTTACAAGCTCTCTTTGCTTCTGTTCCAAGACAACATTTATTTGTTCTATTTCCTCAGAATTATCATCTGCTAATGCTGCCTTGATGTTTTCTTCCAATATCTGCATCGTATTTTCTGAACATCGCAGCAATTGATTAATTGCTGTTACTGTTGCCTTCTGTAATTCTGATTCCTGAACTGTTGATGCATCACATACTGCGGGACCTTGTTCTACACGAGTGCAGCATCTCCACACAATTGAATGCTTGCCACGGTTATTCCAAGCAATTCTTCTGTAAATGTCTCCACACTTTGTACAGGTGCAAATGCTGGAAAGAGCATATTTACTGGAATATACTCGTTTTCTTTTTCCATCTGTTCCGCTTGTCAGATTGGCACGTCTAACCATCTCTTCCTGAACCTGTGCAAAAATATCCCTCGAAATTATTGCTTCCTGACTGTTTCGCACATAATATTGCGGAACTGTCCCATCATTCTTAATTCTAACTTTTTCAATGAAATCTGTTGTAATGGTCTTTTGAAGCAGTGCATCACCGATATATTTTTCATTTCGCAAGATCCCCTGAATTGTGCTGATATGCCATCTGTATCGCTTGCCGCCTGTTTTTATTTTGTCTCTTTCTAATCCTTGTGCAATATCCCTGTAACTTGCTCCTTCCAGATATTCTCGGAAAATTCTGCGAACAACATCTGCTTCTTCCTCATCTACTATCAAATTGCCATCACTGTCTTTGGTATATCCAAGAAAATGCTCATGATTGACCTGAACCTTTCCTTCCTGATAGCGAAACTGTAATCCTAATTTTACATTCTGTGAAAGCGATGCTGATTCTTGCTGAGCCAGCGAAGCCATAATTGTTAGCAGCAGTTCCCCGCTGGCTTCAAGCGTATTGATATTTTCTTTCTCGAATATGATTGCAATGTTTTTCTCTTTCAACTGTCTTACATATTTCAGACAGTCAATTGTATTTCGTGCAAATCGACTGATGGATTTTGTAAGAATCAAGTCAATTTTTCCTTCCATGCAGTCAGCTATCATACCCATAAAGCCTTCTCGCTTTTTGGTGTTGCACCCACTGATGCCTGAATCAGAATAAACACCAGCAAATTGCCATTCTTTATGAAATCGGATATATTCCATATAATGCTGAACCTGCACTTCATAACTTCCGGCTTGCTCATCACTGTCCGTACTGACACGACAATAAGCTGCAACTCTTAGTTTTGGCTTTTCCTCTTTTACAATCCGGTTTCCAACACGTTTCTTAGCCGGAATTAAAGTTACATTTTCATTCATTTGTATTCTCCTCTATCAAACCATAGGCATATTCTGCCTGTTTATATGGATCATCATATTTTTTATCCACTATCCCAATATGAAAGGAACCTATTTCAGCTTTCTCTACTGTTTTATATTCATGAATTCGGTTTTGATTTTTGGCATTCCTTTCACGCAGTTCCTGCACTGCTGAAAAAAGTGCATCATCTATAATCTGCGGATAGTAATCTGTTCCAAGGTATACTTTGTTTTTCAGAATCCTTCCTATAACAGAATGTACTTTATCAATTCCCACCTTCATAGCAGCATTTCTCATAGAACCAGTTGCCAAAAACTCATAATACAACATTTTTACTTTTTCTGCTTCCGATTCATCAATTACTGCTTTTGCATTTACTATCCTATATCCATATGGTGCCATTTTAAATCAGCCTTTCTGTAAGATTAAGCCCACATTTCAGATGAAACACAAGTTCATTTCTTGATTTCACTGTAATTGTATTAATAAACGCTAAAAACAACTTATCATCAAAGGTTTCTATCGGTGTTTTCTTTTCAGAAAAGTGCAGTAATTTCTGTGCTTCATTCAAATGTATCAGATTTCCATTGACCTGTTTGGAAATAAGCTGTTTTTCCCTGGATAATCTTTCCTTCTCAATCAACAAAGCATTTTTTCTTGCATGATATACATCTGCTTCAACATATCCTGAACTCATAAGACTTACTAAAACTATTTGCTGTTCTTCATTTTTTTCAATCTGCTTTTCCAATTCTGTTATCTGATGCAGACTGCTTTTACTGTTTATTTTCCTAAGTCCAACAATAAATGGTCTGAGAACCTGCTTATGTGCCATCTGTAATTTTCGCAACATTCGTACAAAAGCATCTTTGATATTCTCATCACGTATAAACAGCATTGAGCAGGCAGTTTTATCAGTAATATGTCTGCTGCAACACCATGCAATATAATCTCCACTTGGTTTGCAGTGCTTTCTTCTTTTAAATGATGCTCCACATTCACCACAGATAATTTTACCTGAAAATGCATACCGACTTTGGTATTTTTCTTTCCCATCATCAACGCCTTTTTCTTTTGCTCGTTGTGCCATAGATTCCGCTGCTTTCTCAAAATCCTCATGACTGATAATTGCCTCATGATGATTCTTGCAAAGATATCTGTTCTTCTCACCATAATTGATATGGCGATTGTAGCTGTCATCCGTATAGGTTTTCTGGAAAATTGCATCTCCGGTATATTTTTCATTTTTCAGTATTCCTTCTATCGTTGAAGAATGCCACTGACTCCTCTTTCTGCTTGGGATTCCACGTGCATTCAATTCTTTGGCAATGACATAAGAGCCTTTACCTGAAATCGACATTTCAAAAATTTCTTTTACAATTTCTGCTTCTTCCTGTACAACTACCATTTTACCTTTATCATTTGTATATCCGTAAGGCGGATAACTGATAATGAAAGTTCCTGTTTCAAAACGATGTTTTACTGACCATTTGCTGTTTTCTGAAATAGACCTTGATTCGCTTTCTGCAATAGAACTTAAAATGGACAGCATTAATTCTGAACTCATATGTTCTGTATCAATGTTTTCCTTTTCAAAAAACAGAAAAACATTCAGCCTGGAAAGACTTCTCACCATTTCAAGACAATCTGTTGTGTTTCTGGAAAATCGACTAATTGATTTTGTAATTACTTTATCAATCAATCCGTTCTGACAGTCTTTCAGTAAAGTCAATAAACCATCTCTCTTTTCTATCTTAGTTGCACTTATGCCCTCATCATAATATAATCCGACATACTCCCACTCAGGATTAGAACTGATAAAACTGTTATAATGTTCTTTTTGTGTTTCCAGACTCAACAGCTGTTCATCTGATTTGGTCGATACTCTGGCATAAGCAGCTACCCTTATTTTTCTTTTTTTCAGAAAATCTTTTGTTGTTTCAATTTTTGTAATTCTCTCCATCGTCTCACCTCCCGTATGGTCAGTACTATATATCACTCTAAATCGAATAAAAATCAAGTCATTTTTCCATTAAATCGCCGTAAAACGGAGAGAATTTCTGCCTGTTCAGTGCCGTTATTTTGTGATATTCGTCAACGGAAATCAATCTCTTGTCCAGCATTTCTTTTGTAATTTTCTGAGCAATTTCATAATCAAAATCTTTTTGCATAGACTCAAGTGTCATTTTTCTTGGCGGAACATCTGTTAAAATCGATATATTCTTACTTACTTCCATTTTCTATACCCCCAAAGCGATCTGAAATATAGCAGACATGACTACAATATTTGCGTTTTCGATTTCCATATGATATAAATAATTTCCCACATTTTTTGCAAATGCAATTGTAATTTGCTCTTTTCTGCACCTGATTCATATGTGTATTCCACCAATGATTTCTACATTTATCCGAACAAAAACGCTTTTGTTTTCTTCCCTGATTCTGCTTTACAGGCATACCACAATATTCACAAGCTGTAATTACTTGTGGTAACACTGCACTATTTGCCCTTATTCCGCCAAATCCGTGTCGCTTACAATAAGTCTTGATGCTATTGATGGGAATACTCATTTTTCTTGAAATCACTGTATAACTGAATCCCTGCTGACGATATTGTTCAATCTGCTTTTTCTGATTTTCTGTCATTGTAAATCACCTGCCTTCCTAACAGTTATGTATTGAAAAATGCAATTTTTCCGCTTTAGGCAACAAAAAATGCCCATCAAGGAAATATATCCTCGATGGGCATTACTGCAATGTATTTATTTCAGCAATTTATTTACACGTTTCTGCACTTCGTTGTAGTTATAACCTGCAGCGGTCAGTCTGTTTTTACGTTCACTTCCATTGCCCCATTTACCCTGAATGACTTCACGGGCAACTTCGTCAACGGACTTCTTTGCAGGATACACCTGCTTGCCGTTGCTGTCAAATACAGCATATCCCGCCTTGCAGACTTTCTTCGCATTTTCAAGAGAAGAAAACGCACCAATCTGAGATTTAACATCAGTCCATGTTTTTCTTACTCGATAAAGCTGTTTTGTTGCAGGTGCAGGAGTTGCCGGTGTAGAACCCGAATTGAGATAAGACTGTACCTTAGCTTTAAAAGCTGCCCAATGAGGCAGAATGTAGGCAGGACAGTTTTTGTAAGAATTCTTCGCTGTATTGAGATAGTCCACAGTGCCACTTTTTCCGTCACGGACATTCAGCCAGTGGGTATGGGTGTAGAGGTGATTGATGTCAAGACCATACTTCTTCAGAAGTGCTGCCGCCAATCTTGCACAATTGTCCTCAGACTTCTTATCCTTATAATTGTAAGCAGAACTCATGATGCATTCGATAGATACAGTTCTTCTGTTGCCGTTACCGCTTCCATCAGCGGCGTGCCAGCCACTTAAGGATAGTGGCAGATTCTGCCATGCACAGGTGTTGTCCACATAATAATGCACTCTGACATCGTTCATATTTCCGTTGACCGTTGCACGGGTATACTGCTCCGCAGGTGTCGTTCCGCTTGCAACAGAAATCCAGTCGGTATTGTGGACTGTTACGCCGATAACTTTGCCCTCCATGAAAACGGAGGGCATATCGATTCTGTTGGGGTTATGCTTGGTGAGTAAATACTCGTTGATTTTCACTCCATTCAGAGTAGTTGATGTATCAGGTCTTAAAATAGCCATTTATTCGTCCTCCTTTTCATCTTCGGTTCTGCCTACTTTCGTTTGCAGAACATCAATTGCTTTTTTGAATGCAGGTGGGAACGGGATTCCCATAAGTGTTGTATTCTCGATAATGGAGAGCAGTTCGTTCAGACAAAAGCTGATGCAGACTGCATCTCTGATGTAATTTGTGCCGATGAGAATATCGATTCTCACGCCGACCACTACCATAAGTAAAATACAAAACTTCTTTGCAAGTCCGACCCAGCCTGCCTTACTGCTGAGAGAACCGCTGCTGCTGTGCTTGGATTTGCCCATGACAGCTGTTACGACACCTGTCACAAAGTCAATGCCCATAAAAACTACAAGTGTTGCCAATGCGGAATCCCAGCCGCCGAGCAGTGTGGTAATCACTCCGCCCACCACGCCTGCAATCATACAGATTGTTTCTTTCATAAACATCACCCTTTCATAAATTTGATAGATTTCACCATCGGATGGGAATTATCCGATGTGCCTTGGAAGGCAAGATAGTATTCTCCATCCGACACATTTTCCAGTGACTGCATCACTGAAATGGACGTATCGGAATAAAGCCATTGAAATGATAATTTCAAAGCAATTTCTGCTTTGATTTCTTCATAGATATGCTGAGCCAATTCCGACCCTGTTTTATCTGTCTTCGGAATAAGATAAAATTCAGCGTCCTGTGATGCACCGACCATATAGCTTAAAAGCAGCTTCATTTTTGAAGTAATTGCGACAGGTGTCAGAAACATCACAAAAACACTTCCTGCCCAACTGAAATCGTTCTGATTGAAATACAGGGCATAATCATTTTCAGCAGAGCAGAAATGCGGATAACTCTCCGCAAAACCTGCAAGAGAACGATAACCATCGTTGTAATAGGTGTAAATGCTGTCACCGTATTTCTGCAAAGTATCAGAACCGCTTTCAAATACAGAAATATAACTGATTCCGGAAATGCTTTCAATTTGTTTTTGCAGCTCCGCAATATCTGTTTTTGTTGCATAGCTTGACATATCAGGTGTTATTCCGTCTTTGCCATCTACACCATTTTTACCGTCTTTTCCAGGCAAGCCATCTTTACCGTCAGCCCCTCTGAGGCTTTCCAGCCATTCTGTTGCAGTGCCAACAAAGCCGTTCTCCACAGCAAGTTCATATGCAGATAAGCCGTCTTTTCCATCCTTGCCGTCTGCACCATCTTTCCCATGCTGCGCTTCACCGATTTTCTGTAAAAGCTGCGTATACAAATCAGGCGTCGGCGGAATGGGGGAATCGGCATCCTCTCCCACAAATCCGGATGCACGAATATACAGTGTCACCGGAACCGTTGTGGCACGCAGTCCGGATGTATTGTCAGCGTCATATCCGAATACGGATAGCTTTACCGCACCTGCATGAAGCTCCGCAGGCAGCAAACAGGACAGTCCGTCAGTGCAGAGCACACGGTTGTATGTTTCATCACATTGGGTAAACTGCACCACCTTGTGAAACTTCTTCCAGTCGCCGTCAAATACAAATTTCAGTGTTACAAATGCAATCTGGTCGGAGGCAATCACTTCACGTTCCAGAATCTCAATTTTCTGTCCCTTTACAAGGAATTTCAGCATTATTCCTTCACCTCTTTCCATGTTTTCGTGCTTGTGACATATTCTATGTATCCATCAAGGCACTGGATTTTTGAAAGCGGAGATTCGATATCAACTGCATGGCTGTCCCAGTTTGTATTTTTCTTCACAGCGTTCCAATCAGCAAGAGAACCCTCATAAGTGATTGTGGTCAAAGATTCACAGTAATTGAAACAGCCGCCCACAATTTCCTTGACGTTTCGGGTAAGCGTAAGGTTTTTTAGTTTTGTGCATCGTACAAACATTCTGTCACTAATGACTTTGCCGCCATATCTCACCGTTTCAAGATACTGACACTCACTGAATGCCATTGCACCTACGGTTACCACAGAGGACGGAACGGTTACGGACTTGATTGCCGTTCCTGCAAATGCGTTTACACCAAGTTCCGTGACACGTTCCGGAATCTTCAGTTCCGTTAAGCCATTAAGACTCTGATGATAAATATATCCATCAATATGCGGCAGAAATGCAGCCTTTTTGATTGCTGTAAGCGTTGTCGGAAGTGATACTGTTTTCAGATTGTCACAATACTGAAAAAGTCGTTCACCAATGCCTGTCACGCCCTCTGAAACAATAACTGACTTGATATTGGAATTATTCTGAAACGGTGACGGATTGCTGTCAGTAGAATAATCGAATGTTGCCCCTGTGCCTTTGAGGAGCAGTCTGCCGTCCGAATAAAGTACAAAATCCACGCTTTGACCGCATTTTCCGATAGAAACCACATCGCCTGTCATCTCATCAATTTTCAGCGTTAACTCGTTTATCTTTGTTGTCAGCTGACCGACTGTGATGTTGTAATCTTTTATCTGCGTCTGAATTTCAGAAAGCTGTGAAAGCATATCTGTGACCTTGCATTTGCCGAGAATACAGCGGACATATCCGCAGAAATTATTGTTTTCTCTGTAATCTGTAATGCTGAGTTCTAATGTGCCTGCATCAAGTCTGATAATGCAAAGGGTGAGATATTTCTTGTAATCTGTATTCTGAAATCTCGGTATTGCAGGATTGGTGGCAGGAGTTCCGGCGAGAATTTCAAAACCGATATTTCGTACATTTTCAGAAGTATTACAACAAATTCCAACCGCCATATATCTCGGCAGGGATTCGTCCACATAGCGAGATAAATCATAGGTGTATGCCGTATCCGAAATGAAATAATGCCCCTGAATCCAAGCCTTTCCGCTGCCGATTGTCAGTTTCAATTTGCTTGCAGACAGCTTGAAACACTGTCCGAAGTTGTCCTGAATTCCGTCACAGATAATACTGCCGAGATAGTCATTAAAATTCTCAGCAGTATATGTTCTGTCAAGATTTTTAGAATTGAAAAATCCGAATGAAAATGCCATGTTAAGCCTCCTTAAATGTCGGTGTTAAATTTCTGCCGTTGTGGTCAAAGCTCTCAATCATTCCGACAAGCTGTATTTTATTCTGTCTGATTCCAAACCTGTGGTGTTCCACGGTGACAAAATCGCCAACAAAATAGTCCACACCGTATTGAAACTGTGTGGACTGTACTGCAATCTGTGATTCTGATTTCATTGTTATGGGAACAAGACTTTGTTTTCCTTTCTCTTTCAGAAGTTCCGAATATTCTTCCTCAGATAATGGTTTTGTTTCGCCATTTTCCTGTTCTTCATTTGAAATGTCTTTTGCATCAACATACACTTCATATCTGTCAAGCAAGGCAGGTTCAGAATTTGTAAAACAAGTGGTTCTTTTACGCTGTTCACCCTCGCCCTTTCCAAGAACATAGGCAAAATTTCTCTTGACGGAAGTGTCTGTAAAGTAGGTGAAAGACAGCAGATTGTTGTAGCTGTCGGAGAACACAATATGCGGATTTTCCTTCTGCAATATGCTTCTGTCTTCGCCCTGCAACAGGTCAAAAATCATTTCATACTGTTCATTATTGGTTTTACTCAAACGTATATTTGCGGTTCCGCCAATTTTTTCGCAAATGGTGTACACCCATTTCATCAGATTATCATAACTGACCTGCAATTTGGTTTTAGTATTCCAGCAAGTGCCTGACGAACAACCGACAACAAGTCCCGGAATTTTTCTGATACCCGATGTACAAGCGTTATACTGCACCACATCCATTACAATTTGAGAATATGAAACAAATTTTGTAAAGTTGAATGTGGGATAGATAATTCTGCGTTCAAGTAAGCACATTAAAAATCTGCCTTTGATGATGAGATAGTCACCATCTTCGGCATCGGTTTCAAGTTCCACAGATTCAATCAGTCCGAAATGTTCCTTGTCATCATCACGTCCTACAATTCTGCCAGTCTGAAAAATCTCGATATTTCGGGGAGATGCAGCAATGTACACCTCAAAAGCACCGCATTTGTAATATTCAATATCCCATAAAAGCGAAGAAAAGCTGTCGCAGACAGCCTCAAGTGATATGGAGATATTTTCGCCAACAGGAATCATATTGTAAATTTCAATCTGCATTTCTCACACTCCTAAGTACGCATTGCGGTGTATCAGGCGAACTTTGATGTTGTTCAGCCCATCTGATGCACGGACATAGAATTTATTTTCGCCTGCTTTCAGATTTAGCCATGTTGAGCCTGAAACAAGCCGATTGATGATGTTTGTCACAACGCCCTCACGCTCCAGAAGAACGGTTTTGTTGCCTGTTTTCGTAGTTATGGTGATAACATCGCCCTTTTGAATATCGCCTGAAATCTGCATATATTCGTCCGTCAGAGCGTTGTAAATGGTCGGATTTCTCGAAGGTCCTCCGCTGATTTCAAGGGTAAATCCGACCTCATCACCGCTGTTGTTGATGGTCATCATATCCTGTGTGTTATAGACACCGATTGGAAAAGGGTCGTCATTGTCAGGACAGACAAAATGAAATGCACCCTTGACACGGGAATATTCTGCAATTTGCGTTTCTGTAGAATACCAGTAAATATCAGGACAGAGAATGGAAATCTGCCCATTGGCCAGCTTTTCAAAGTTCTCAACTTCACAGGTTTCCACAATACCCTCAGCATACACAGAAATATTTTTTGTGGAGTAGTATATCTTGATATATCTGGATGGCTTGACTACTCTGTACAGTTCGTGCCTGCGGAGTTCCACATCAAATCCACGCATTTCAAAAGGAATGACCACGTTTCGCTTTTCAATGAAGGCGTTGTTCAGATATGAGCCATTCATTCCTGCATAATTTGAAGTACTGACTGTTCCTATTGGAGGGTCAAGTCCCTTGATTTTGGAGAACATGAACCTGTTTGCTGTTTTGGAAAGGTCAATTTTCTGACCTGTTTCATTTTCAAGGATTAAAGTGTAGAACAAAATTTCACCTGCTTTTCATTGACTTTGCGTATGTGGGTATGGTATAATATATGAAAATGATTGTAGGGCATCAGCCTTACAAATCGGAATTTACAGGAAGTGTGACAAGAAAGCCAAAACGGTATACTGGGAAAAAGATTAAGAAAAGAATAAAGGGCTGGTTTTAATTGTAAAATCTATGGGGAACTAACATCAGCTTATTGACATAAATGAAAAAATAAGTATAATAATAGTTGAGTAATTGTTCAACTATTATTATTTGGAGGTGAACATATGTCAAAAACGTCTTATATTTGTAATTGCGATGTAATTCATGAGGATATTGTGAATGATGTGAAATCCAAGATGCAACCCAAAGATGATTATATCCAGTTGGCATCTTTATT